TGTATTCGTAAGCTTACACCATCGTTATCTGATGATGCTGCGAAATTAAAAGATCTTTCGTAAAGTTCATTTAGTAATTGAAATCGATCAGGTGCATATTTTAGAGCTAGCTTTGCAGCTAACCCTGCTGAGATGCAATCAGACCACCGATAAGGAACGTCTGTGTCTTGATTAGACGCAGTGATATCATCAAGCTGATTTACCGCCCAGTACACCATGCTGTATGTGCTATTATTTGGAACATTCCAGAAATAAATCACAGGAGTATATTGCTTGTCGAGCATGTACTGGCTTGGCTTTCCAGAAGTAGTTTTATTTGGAATTTGGTTGTACTCAGAGATTGTCACTCTGTTTATAGTTTGATCAGTAGTGCCATCTCTTATGACCGCATCAATGATATCAATAGTTCCTGATGGCAGTGCATAAGATGCAGTTCCACTTACAAGAGACAAAGTGTTCTGAGTTACCGCCCAGTAATTTATTCCTCTATTTGCAAATTCTGAAAATAAAAGATTTAAACTTCTACGAGCCGAAACAGCATGATAACCAGTACGTGTCTGAGCGTCTATCCCACAACGCTCAAATGCCTCTTCTATTACCTCTTCTACGTCTGGTCTAAATGCTACTGTTCCTGAAAGTGCCATTAATTTACCTTATGCAAAAAAGACGTTCGCTAATACAACTGTGGCAACTGTATATTTCACAGATAGGCCAGACTTAAACAACATCCCTTCATCTGGGATAGTATTATCTATAGTTGTGTTATCTGTCCCGATTGTCTGAGCTTTAAAAATAATCGTCCCATCTTCTGGTGTTCCATTGTAGAAATCAACTAATCCTGCTGTCCCAGCGGAAACAATTGAGTATCCCTTTAGTCGAGTTCGCCCACCACCAGCTACTGCACTGGCACATAAAGATCCAGAGCCAACTGTAATATTACCAGCATACTGAGCGGAGCATTCCACTGCACTAACTGTTACAAATAACTTAGCACCTGCCACTGCTTCCGCAGAGCCTGTGGATGTTATTACTTCAGTTATCGCATTACCAAAAACATCGGTTCCAGTTATTGTGCACGTTTTCGCATTATCACTAGTCCCTGCCGTAGTGACAGTTACATTTCGAGCACCACCGCCTACGAAGGTAGTTGCTGCCATTGTTGCTGATGTATTAGGTCTAGCTGCAGTAACAAGCCGATCAGGGTCTGCTGCATTCTCGTCTGCTATAAAGGCTACTTGTACGTCTGTTTGTACACCCATGTTAATCTCCTATAAATGAAGGCGGGGTTAATGCCCCGCCAAATTAAACATTAGGCTGCGAAAACAAACGTACCTGTAGTACCTGCGCCAAGACTTTGAAAGTTATACGAAACGTTCCACAAACCTGCTGTTGTGCAAGTGAAGTAGATGTAAGAACCAATGCTGAACAAGTTTGTTGTTGCGCTAGCAGGAGTATACTTTAATAGAGTTTCTCCGGCTGTAGACGTATCAAACGTGACCGCACTACTTGTCCGGCTCTCTATAATGCTACCCGTTTCATAAGCATCACTACCTGCACAATCAAAGCTTAAAAATGCTGTTCCGCCAGTCGTGTCTACTGACTGAGCATGTACAACAACCACTCCTGCCGTAGCAGCAGGAAGAGTAGTAACCTGCTGCGCTCCTCCAGTAAATGGATTGATGTTAATTCCAGCAACGTAAGTAACAGTGCCAGATGTGGCTTTAGCTGTTACAGTAAGACCCCCTAAAGTGGGCATCCCGCCTGAAAATACAGAACCAGCTACCGTAAGATTGCCAGCAACGGTAGCACTACCACCTATAGTAGCGTCGTTATTATATGTAGAATTTGTTGTGTAAGCTCCAGTCGTTGCATTCTTTGTAACGTCTTTAAAGCCGTTTTCAGAGCGTACTGCCCCTGTAAAAGTAGTAGTACCCATGTTAATCTCCTGTCTGGGATAAGTCAGTCACATGATGCGACTGTCAGGATTAAAAGTTGAGGGAGAGCTAATGCCCTCCCCCAGTGATATTTATGCAGCACCTTCTGTGCCATATATACCACGCCAATCGGTTACGCCAAAGGAATATCGTTCTCTTACTTTGTATCGGACATTTCCAGTTTCGAAATCGCCTTCCATGCCTTTTTTCATTGGGCTTCTTTGGAACATTTTCAGTCCATCAGGAACATCCGTCTGAACAAAGAAAGCATCCGCATCGCTTAACCTTCTCATGATATGATAGCCTTTAGGTAGATAACCACCTGACTTAATGGCATTTATATCATTGTCTGCTGTTCCAGTTCTTAACTGAGATTCCAATAATCTTTCAGCTACAAAAGTGTAAGCTGTTGGAATAATCAACTGAGTACCTTGTGCAGCAATCCGTAGTCCACGATCATCTTTCATATCAGAAATATTGATAAGAATTGATTCAAGTGAAGTTTCAGATAAATCAGCAGCCGTTGCTAACACATTAGACTGGTTTCCATTAGTAGTTGGGTGAGATGCACTTAGAAGTACAACACCGTCACCACCGTTAAAACCAGAGGTCTGTGCGTTATTTAAGACGTTAGCAGCTTTGATTTCCTTAGTGGAAGCCATAGAACGTGCAAGTGCCTTAGTATAACGTGAAGCAATTGAGCCATACTGGCCGTCTTCTTCAGCTTCCTCAGTAATTGAGAATGCCAAAGCAACTGTTTCATGTTGATAACGAGCGGTCCACTGTTGACTGCCTGAATCATAAGAAACAGACGAACCTTCATCTTTAGTTGGTGCAGAACCAAAACCTTGCAAAAGTAAATCTTCTTCATACGCTTTGTTAGAAGAGTTTGAAGAAAATACGTTTGCGTATTCTGCGGGATAGCTGTCGTACTCAAGCCCAAAAAGAGTATTTAAACCCGGCTCAAGCATGGAAGCAAATTGTGCTCTATTCATAGCCATTTTTTATACCCTCCTATATACCAGCAATATTAGTACCAAGGATGTGCTCATTGATTGTCACCTCCATGATAGCAAATTCGCCAAGTGCGTTGTCTGGAGCTTCATATAAGCCAATGATCTTACAGGTAGCAATACCTGCAGCCATTGTTCCATTGAGTTCAAAACCAGATTGACCAGTCGTAGTAGAACCTGCACCAGCAACAACATCAGCACAATTGCCGATATTTGTCTGGGCAGGTGTTCCTGCTGACTGAATTTTATACACAATATATGGATCATCATATACATATGCAACGATGTCTGTAGCCACTGTTCCTGACGGCCAGTATTGACTATAAACGTATGAACCATCTGCAGCAGTATAAGATACTCCAGCAAAGACACCAATATTATTGGTTTCTGTCGCAGTGTGCGGAGTAAGCAAACCAGTGTCTATCAGAATTACCAAGTCACCTGTAAAGATGTTCTCAGCAAGACCACTAGCAATAGTGTACTTGTTGGCACGAGGAATATTACCACTCATATGGCGAATTGGGACAAACCCAAAGGCTGCATCTACATTAGCCATTTTCGCTCCTTTTCAGCGTAAAGTTTTTAATCATCCATAGCAGAAATATTTCTGCCACGGCTCGAAGTGGATTCCCTAGTTTGATAAATAGGTTGTCCTGTTTTTCGTCCTATCGCATCAAGTTCACCTGCAATTGATTGATTTGCCTCTACGCTCTTATTATTATAATAATTTTTCATCTGCCTATGTTTTTCTGTAGGCATTTCGCAGAGTAACATTCCTTCAATTCCAATTGATCCTGACCACTGACCGTGATTAATCGTTGGAAACAACTTATCTTTCACAGAATCAGCTTTGCGTGGGTTCCATCCCTCACGCATTCGCTTAAAAACATTATCAGGAGTATCCCTGCCTTGTATGCTTGTAGCAATCCATCTCTGAGTGTAACCAGGTCGAGGTTCTGGCGCATCCAGCAATGATGGTGGCTTCCATGCCGTATCTGGACGAGCTTGCTCATCACGCATGGAATTTCGAGTTTCGTCTGCTCGCACATTTCTTTTCTCAGTCATAGTTAGCTCCTTTGCTGACGTTTGATTTCGGACTCATATTTTTTAAGACCTGCTTCATCTGTTATACCAAGTTCCCTAGCCATTCTAAGTTGATCCTGCGACATACGCACTCGATTGCCTTTATAAGAGGGAGAGCCACCTGTAGTTGGTGCAACGGGTTGTCTACTTTTTACTCTAGCCTTATTGAGGCTCAATTCGGAGTTTAACTCAGGAAAAACTTTATGTAAACGATTATTTAAATTTTCATAATATTCCTCTGAGTTTTTATCATACCCTTCCAGATCCAACTGAACATCAATAGATCGAGCTGCTGCTGTTTCTCTCTCATATCCATTAGAATTAAACCATCGGTTTTTCTGCCACCAAGTGCTTGCTCTTTCAGGTATCTCTTGAGTTGCAGCTTGTTGGGCTCTGCCAACTGTTGGAGATGCAGCTTGTTGCGAGCGTTGTTGCTTTTGCATTTCCGCAATTCGCATAGCAGCACGCATGTCAGCCATCTGTTCTTGAAAATTAACTTGAGCTTCCGTGTCGCCTTCTTCAACTGCTTTTGTTAATGCAGCTCTTGTTTGGGCATATCTTTGGTTAAAAGCCTTTTCGTTATTTTTAACAGACCCTTGTTCAAGTCGAGCAAGTCTTGCACTAAGCTGGGCATTTTGCTCTTGGATTTCTTGAGTTTGGATTTCAGCCTGTCTTCGCTGATCAACAAGTTTCTTAATTCTCTTTTGAACTTTGGGGCCGTAATCCTCTTCTTTGTCTCCACTCGCTGCTTTTTCTTCTTCAACGATATCTTTGACTTCTTCAGTAGGATCATCCGTTATTTCAATTTGAAAATCTTCAGGGTCACCTTTTGCCCTTTTGATCTCATCTTCAATTTCGTTTACTACGTCTTCATTATTTGACATGGTAGCGTCCTTCCAAGTTTTACGCTAAGTAAGCGGTGACTTCGACATCTTCTGGTAAAATTGACGTTAACTCATCGTCATTCAACAAAAGAAATCGTACACCATTGATTGTTACCTTCTGACCTGCATATTTGCCGTAAGTAACTCTATTTCCAATCTTTGGGGTGTTCATTTTCCAAGAAGCCCCTGTATCTCGATCCTTAAACGCAAGATCACCCATAGAAGCAATGCGACCGTGAGCAGTGAGATACTCCTCATTGTCTTTCGAGATTGTCGGCAGATGCAAACCACCTCGTGTTTTCATTTTTACTTGATTTGGGTGAACGAGAACTTTCCAATTTAATGGAACTGGTAGTTGGTGCGAACCTATTGTTTGTTCTGTAGATTCGTCTTTGTATTCATGTTGATGAGACATGGTCTATTCATCCTCTTCATTTAATTTGTTTAATGTTTCGTTGATAATTTCCGAAGCTTGTTCTAATCCCTCCGCAATACCCACGTTCTTTTGATATGATTCAAAATCGGATACCCGACCCTGAACCATGCTTTCAGCTATCTCTAGCCGTTTTTCCTTCAGGTTCTTTTTTATCTTCTTGAGTAGATCTGTTACTGTCATTCTTTACACCTCCTGACATAGAAACGCCAGAGACTTTAACTGTGACATCTTTTCTTTCTTCTGACATCAGTATCCTTTCTTTTTAATGGACTTTTTTATTGGCTTCTTTTTCATGCCCATAGGTTTTTTCTTCATGCCCATCGGTTTCTTTTTACCGTACATACGTCCACC